TACTTAAACTTATGACAAAATTATATTTAGAAGAATTAAAATCAGAACTAGAATGGTATAGAGCTTATAGTTCTTTTGTTAATACATATCATCATATGGTTGATGCGGAAGCAAGTGAATATGCAGACCAAGAGCAAAACAATGAAACCTAAGCCAACATTTTTTAACACAAGAAAGGAAAGATTATACCATAATTATACAGATACTAACAATCACTTGTTTATAATTTTCTTTAATTCTGGAGCAACACTAAATTTTATTTTACGAGATTTAAAAAAAAATGAAAATGTAGTAAATTATATTTATAAGAAACTGCACAAAAGATTTGACAATATATTAGAGATTCATAAAAGCAGAATATCTTATGCAGAATATAATTTAATGAAGCAGGAGAAAATTCACTCTATTATAAAAATATGTTAAACAAATACCTGATTGAAAACTATGACAAGTTAAAAGATATGGCTTTCAATATAGCAGGTAAAAACAATAAAGATGATTTACTTAGTTTTGTTATTGAAGAACTCTACAAATGCGATCAAGACAGAATCAAAGAAATAATAAAAAAGAAGCAATTAACATTTTATATTGCTAGAGTAATGGTCAACCAATATCACTCAAAAACAAGTCGCTACTATTATAAATATAAAAAGTATTATGAGTTTCACACTACAAGCACAATAGAAGGAATCACCGCAGATACTACACAATATAATATAAAAGAAAAAGAGAAAATAGAAGAAAGATTAGAATGGATTGACACCAAACTAAAAGACCTTTATTGGTTCGATTCGCAAGTGTTTAAAGTATATTATTTAGAAAACCATTCATTAAATAGTATGGCTAAAGCAACAAAGATAAATCGCAACACATTATTTAAAGCAATTAACAACGTAAAAAAATATCTAATAAATGAAAAGTAAAGGATTAGGCGATTCAGTAGAAAAGATTTTAAAAGCAACAGGAATAGATAAGGTAGCTAAAAAAGTTCTTGGTGAAGATTGTGGTTGTGATGAAAGAAAAGAAGCATTGAATAAAATGTTTCCATACGCCAGACCATTCACAGATGATGAACTTTCTATTTATGAATCAGTATTGCCCAGAATAAAAGGAACGATAAGCGGACAAGACCAAGCAACATTGGTCAAGTTATATAATAAAGTTTTTAACGCCAATAAGAAAACTAGCAGTTGTGGTAGTTGTGTTCAGCAGACACTAGCAAAATTAGCTAAGGTATATGTTAATAGTTGTAAGACCGATGAAAAAAAATAATCAAATGTTTAGGTTCTGTCTCAGATGCGTCAGAGTAAGTTTAATATACCCAGAAAATGGTTGTCATTTCTGCGGCGGCAAATTTATAGTTTCATCATTAAAAGATGATTTAAAATTAATAAAAAGAAAACAACTTGCAGAATCACACTAAGGTATATATGAAGTTCTTTAATTATGACGCACAAGATTTCATTCCTTGTGAAATGGGGTGTGGATCACAAGCTGTTGACATTCACCATTTAGAACACAGAAACAAAACTAAAAATGATTTTATTGAAAACTTGATTGGATTGTGCAGAGATTGTCACATAAAAGCAAATGACAATATGTTCAATATGTTCTGCAGAATAAAACATCTAGAAAATGTATGCGTCCAAGTGCATAGTTTAATTGAAGTAAATAAAAGACTGAAACAATATGACAATAGAAAGAATGACATACAATGAAGCTAAATGGTGGATTTTGAATGATTGGGAATTTATAGAAAAGAAAGCGAGCGAACACTATAAAAAAGAGGTTATGCTATTACATTGTGAAGGAACTAAAAATATATTCTTTGCAGACAAAGAAACAGAAGAGCCAATTTACACTATGCTATATACAGAAAGAAATAAAAAACCAAAAGGCAATAATCCAACCGATTCTTTAAAGCGACTTAAAAAAGCAATAAATAAACGATATGAAAATAGAAAAAATAGAAATAAATAAATTAAAACCTGCTAGTTATAATCCAAGACAGATTACTACTAAGCAATATAACGATTTAAAAGAATCAATTAAAAAGTTTGATTTAGTTGATCCTATTATTATTAATAAAGATTTTACTGTTATTGGTGGTCATCAAAGACTGAAAGTATGCAAAGATTTAAAACATACAGAAATTGATTGTGTTGTTTTAAACTTAACAAAAGAAGAAGAAAGAGAATTAAATATAAGACTTAATAAATCTGGTGGTGAATTTGATATGGATATACTTGCAAATGAATTTCAAATAGAGGAACTAAAAGATTGGGGTTTTAAAGAAATAGAATTAGGATTAAATATAGATAAGATTAATGAAAATCCATATACCGATAAAATAGAGGCACCGACCTATGAAGCATCAAATGATAAACCAAAAATAAATGATCTTTACAATTATGAAAAAACAAGTTTGTTAATAGAAAAAATAAAAGAATCTAATATAAGTGAAAATGAAAAAGATTTTTTAATTAAAGCGTCACAGCGACATATCGTATTTAATTATTCAAGGATTGCTGACTATTATGCAAACTCTGACAAAGAGGTTCAGGAATTAATGGAAGATAGTGCATTAATTATTATAGATTTTGAAAAAGCTATAAAACAAGGATATGTGAGATTAAGTAGTGAAATAACAGACCAATATATTGAAGAATATGGAAGTGAATAATAAAAAATTTTGTGTATTTATTTTAACATACGGAAGATCTACAAACATTTATACTTTAAAATCCCTAAAAAAACAAGGATATACAGGCAAAATATATTTAATATGTTCCAACGATGATAAAAAATTAAAAGAATATCAAATCAATTATGATAATGTAATTGTTTTTAGCAAAAAAGATTACAAAGACAAATTTGACATAGGAGATAATTTTAATGATGAAAGGGTGGTTGTCTATGCAAGAAATGCAATTTATGATATTGCTAAAAAATTAAAAATTAAATACTTTATTGTATTAGATGATGATTATACACAATTTAGATATACAATTGATAATAATAATAAGTATTTAACAAAATCTAGACTAATTAAAAATCTAGATAGTATGTTTAACAAACTTTTAAAATACTATGTTTCTACAAATGCTAAAGCACTTTGTATTTCACAGGGTGGTGATTTTGTAGCAGGTGAACATTCCAGACAATTTGTGCATAAATTAACTCGTAAAGCAATGAATTTTTTTGTTTGCTCAGTTGATAGACCTTTTAATTTTATAGGTAGAATAAATGAAGATGTTAACACTTATGTTAGGCAGGGAACTTTGGGTGATATATTTCTAACGATTGTTAATATCAGATTAGAACAATTAAACACTCAAAGCAATAAAGGTGGATTGACTGAATTTTATTTAGAGGGTGGAACATATGTTAAATCATTTTATACTATATTGTTTTCTCCTAGTTGCACACATATTAATTTAATAGGAAATAAAAATAAGAGATTACATCATAGAATAAGCTGGAATAATGCAGTTCCTGTCATATTAAATCCTAAATATAAAATAACGGAATAAAAACGGACACAATGAATAAATATCCAAATGAAGCAACAAGATTTAGTTCTACTAATCAACCTAAAAAAAATGGTAGACCAAAAGGAAGAAGAAATGTTGCAACAGTATTAAAGGAATTACTATCAACACAAGACGAAAATATGGGTGGCGTTGGTGACTTCGGTTCGCCAATAGCTAAGATGTTAATACAAATAGCGTTCCATAAGGATAGTAATAACACAGAAAAGTTAAAAGCAATAAAAGAAATACTAGACAGGATTGAGGGAATGCCCGACCAAAATGTTAATGTAAGTGCAACCCCACCATCTTGGATTAATGATGATGACGAAACAAGCGAAACCATATTATGATGTAAAGAACTCAAATAAAAGGATATGTGTTTTACAAGGTGGGACTAGAAGCGGAAAAACATATTCAATCCTTTTAGCGTTGATTGAGTTTGCTTATAAGAATAAAGGCAAAGGGCTTTATATTACAATAGCACGTAAAACATTCCCTGCATTGAGGGGGACTGCAATGCGTGACTTTTTTGACATTCTTAAAAAGGAAAATTTATATGATGAAAGACTACATAATAAATCAAGTTCATTATATCATCTCTACGGAAACATTATAGAGTTTATAAGCGTTGACCAACCACAAAGGGTTCGGGGTCGCAAAAGGTCTGTTTTATTTTTAAACGAATGTAATGAATTTGGATTTGAAGAATACACACAACTTGCACTTAGAACAACATACAAGATAATAATAGACTTCAACCCCTCAGAACAATATCATTGGTTATACACACAAATCATTGATGCTGATAGGGGCGATGTGGACTTTCATATTTCAACATATAGGGACAATCCATTTCTGGAAGAATCAACAATAAAAGAAATAGAAAGATTAAAAGAAGTAGATTTAAATTTATACAGGGTCTTTGGTGAAGGGCAACGTGGGGTGGCTACTGAAACCATTTTCCCTGTATTTAATATCATTGATAGTATTCCAGAAAACGCATCAGAAATAGCATTAGGATTAGACTTCGGATTTTCAGCAGACCCTACTTCATTAATCAAAGTATATAAACACGATTTAGATTTGTATGTTGATGAACTGATTTATGAACGTGGTTTGACTAATCAAGATATTGCACACAAGATAAAAGACTTAGGAATAGACAGAAGCATTGAGATTTACGCAGATAGTGCAGAACCAAAATCAATAGAAGAGATATTCAGAATGGGTGGTATTAATATCAAACCTGCTAAGAAAGGTGCTGATTCTATTCGTATTGGTATTGATGTTTTGAAAAGACATAAGCTGAATATAACTAAGCGAAGCGTTAACGCAATAAAAGAGTTTAGGAATTATAAGTGGATTAAAAACAAGAATAACGAAATCACAAACAAACCCATTGATGCTTTTAACCACGCAGTTGATGCAGTTAGATATGTTGCATTAAATAAGTTAATGGTGTCTTATTCTGGGAAGTATTATATATCGTGAAACTATATAATGGCGATTGTTTAGAAATAATGAAGTCAATACCAGACAAAAGTATTGATGCTATAATTACTGACCCCCCTTATGGAACTACTAATTGCAATTGGGATAGTGTTATTCCTTTTGAAACAATGTGGAAACAACTTAATAGAATAATAAAAGACAATGGTGCAATAGTATTATTTGCACAACAACCTTTTAGTAGTATGTTAGTTAATAGTAATGTCAAAAATTATAAGCACAGATTTTTATGGGAAAAAGATAAGTGTGCTAATTTTTTAGTTGCTAGATATAGTCCATTAAAATATACAGAAGATATTTTGATTTTTACAAAAAATAAATTAAAAGTAAATTATTACCCTATTATGAGGTCTGGAAATGGACACAATCGGCAATTAAACAAAACACAAAAACGAAGCGATAATATCAATAAAATAAATAAAAGAAAAACTATTAAAGATTTGAAAGTTAAAAATAATAGTGCAAAAGAAAGATTCCCAAAAGATATTTTAACTTTTAAAACTAAACATAAAAACAGAATACACCCCACACAAAAACCCGTTGCATTAATGGAATACTTAATTAAAACCTACACAAACGAATTAGAAACTGTCTTGGATTTCACAATGGGTTCAGGAACAACGGGTGTTGCTTGTTGCAATACCAATAGAGATTTTACAGGAATTGAGCTTGACAAAGAGTATTTCAAAATAGCACAAGACAGAATAAAAAACGAATTATAAACTTTTATATTTATTAGTAATGAAGGAGGTTAAATTAACAATACCTGATAAGTGGTCTGACATAACAATAGAAACTTATCAAAAATATGTAGAAATACAGGAAGGAAAAGGAAGTGAGAAAAACAAGGTTATAAAGAGCTTAGCGCTATTATGCAGCACTACACCCTTTGTTGTAAAGAAAATGGCTTACAAGGACTTATTAGAGATAATGGGCATAATTAAAACAATGATTGATACAGAACCAAACAAAGAAGAATTTAGAAAGACGTTTATGTTTAAAAAAGAAGAATATGGTTTTGTTCCTAATCTTTCTGCAATAAGCACAGGTGAATATATTGACCTTGAAAACTATTGCAAAAACCCTATTGAAAACTTGCATACTATTATGTCTATATTATATCGTAAGGTTACATTTAAAAGGAATGAAAGATTTGCTATTGAAAGCTACAATCCAGACGAATTTAAAGAAGAACTATTCAAGGAATGTCCGATGGATATAGCACTTAGTTCGCTAGGTTTTTTTTTGACTTTAGGAGAAAGATTGGCGATGACTTCGCACAACTATTTGAAAGCACAGGAAATGAAACAACAAAAGGTGTGAGTATGCAGAGCAAGTGGGGTTGGTATAACATTCTCTATTCCTTAGCTAATAGCATCTTAGACATTGATAAAATAACCAAAATACCAATCTTGGAAACGCTAACATATTTAGCATATACACAAGACCACAATAATAAACAAAGAAACAATTATGATAACATTTAGAAATGTAGTTGGATATTTAGAAACGATAGCAGAAAAACATTTTGAAATAAACAGCTTTCATTCTGGAATGCTTGACGAAGTGGATTTAAACAAATTAGGTGCGACTGACTATATCATACTATATGCAGAGCCAGGCACAGTAATTGTAGACAAAGGTGTATTAACTTATTCATTTACATTGTATGT